GATGATGCAGCCGCGAATGGCGTTGGACGTCAGGCTGATGACGTCACCCAGGACGTCAGCGACGCCGGCCTTCAGCGCCTCGATGCCCAGCTCGATGTCCTCAGCACCCATGTTCGGCCGGGGCATGTTGCCGGGCTGGAACAGCTTGTGCGACCACCGGCCGGTGCGCTGCGCACCGCAGAACTGCATGGTGTTGCGCAGGCGGCCATCGGCGCTGACCGAGCGCAGCAGCGTGGTGTACTTGCTGGTACTGGTCTTCGTGGCTTCAAGCCGGATCTCCAGCAGCAGCTTCACCGGGTCCGGCAGGTCCGGGTCTTCAATCCGCCGGCGCAGTGTGTCGGCGCGCATGTCAGGCAGCGTGACGCCGTACTCGGCCAGGATGTAGCCCAGCAGCTGGTCGCGCCGGCTGGGGCTCTGCAGCACGCCGCCGGTGGCTTCGGCGATGTCTTCCTTCAGGCCGGCCTGCGCCTGCTTTACAGCGACAACCGCAGCCTCAGCCAGGTCAACGTCGACCGCAAACCCTCGATCGTTGACGCGCTGGTCGAGGTGCCACAGGGCAAGCTCGGAATGCCCAGCGCGATAGTTCCATTGCGGAAGCCGGCGGTCGATGGCGCACATGGCCACGATGTCCTGGTAGCTGTACTCAAGGAACTCAGCCCATTCCTTTGGGTGTGTCTCACGGGTGGCTCTCCGCAGCTTGTGGTTCTTCGGGCGCGGCTTGCAGAATAGCTGGATCAGCTCGCGCCCACGCTTATCCTTTGCCTCGTCGGCGTCGAGCGCGAGGACGTGGCCCGCCTTGTCGAGGCCGCCAGGCAGGCCATGCGCCAGTGCCTTTACGCCGGTGTCGCGCCAGCGCCCGACCGGGATGTCGAGCCCCCAGCAGTGGCGCACCAGGGTGCGGTCGAAGTGACTGAAGTGCGCGACGATCTCGACGGCGGGGTTCAGTAGCAGGTTCTCCAGCGCGACGCGCTGGCGGCCCCCGCCGGTGTCGACCGTGCAATCGACGACCGTCGGCTCTTCATCGTCAACTGCCCACTGCGCGACGGTTATCTCGGTGCTCGGGTGCTCGGCGTAGGCGTGTGTGCCGGCCTTGAAAAGGTCGCACTCGCTGTAGGTCTCAGTGTCGAGGTAGAGGGTAGGCATTGTGTTCTCGTGTTGAGGTTAGCGACCCGTTCCCTTGCATCAGCCTGGCGTTCAGTTACCCGCCGGCCCAGGGGGCCAAGCATTCCGCTGCGTAGAAGCCACGTCGGGGCCGCGTGCGGATGCCCTGCAAGGGCGTCTTCTCTCGTGGGTCAATCGAAAGTGTGAGAGCCAGCGCCCGGTGTTCAGTGCGGTGTGATGATGCGCGGCGCGTCGTTGCGGGGCCCGGCGACGGCCGACAGCGCGTTCAACATGATGGCCGCCGCAGCCTGCGCGCCGCTGGGCGGTCCGTCGAGGACGCTGGCCGGCATCGCCGGCTCGGCGTTGATGGTGACGCTTGGGCCTTGCGGCCCGTCCTGGATGGTGATGACGACAAGGGCCATGTCAGCTGTCTTTGTGGTAGCTGACGAGAGCCGCTACCCCGCAGCCGACGGGCCAGCCGAAGGCGAGGGAGAGCAGGATGGCGCCCAGGACCATGAGGGTTGTGTCCACCGCCGCGGTCAGAAAGTCGGTTTTTTCCACGATGTTCTCCGGGTTAAAGGCGGGGGCGCCCGAAGTCGTAGTCGCTGCTTGGTCCAGTCGACTCGTACACCAGACGGCGCCCCCGAAAATGGTCAGCTGAAGTCGCCGGCGTCGGCGCCCTCGGCCACTGCGTCGAAGTCATCGTCGGTGGCGGCGCGGCCACCGCCGAAGGCGTCACCGTCCTTGCGGAACATCGTGCCGCACAGGCTGGCGAAGACACCCTTCTTCGCAGGCTGGGTGTTCGCGTACAGGCTGACCACCGCCTGGACGTAGCACCCGCTGTAGACCGGGCTCTCGCGCTCGTCGGTGACGATCGCGCCCTGGGCGTTGCGCACCGGCATGTGCTTCACGCTGGTGGCGTGGACGTACCACCGGTCGGCGAAGCCCATGCGGACGTCGCCCGACTTGTCCAGGTTCTTGTTGCCGTCGCGCACCGACTTCTGCCGGTTGTCCAGGGTGTCAAACCAGGCCTTGGCGCGCTTGGTGTCGCCCTTGAAGGCCTCGGCCGCCACCATCAGCTGGGCGTCGGCGAGGGTGGTCGGCACCCAGCGGCCGGTCACGTCGCGGCGCTCGATCTTGGTATCGGGCTCGACGATGTAGTCGCAGTTGTACTTCGGGATGCCGCCTTCCATTGCGGAGCCCGGGGTCCACAGCGCATGCGCGAAGGCTATGCGCGCGTCGGTCAATCGGATGTCCATGTTGCAGTCCTTTCAGGTTATGAGATCAGGAAAAATCCTCGGCGCCCGTGGTGTCGGGCGTGAAGTCTGCCGAGGTGGTGACGGTGAGCGCCGCGCGCGGGTCATCGGCCGGCGCGACGTGCGGCTTGCCGGGCGCGCGGATGATCAGCTTCTCGGCCTTGGGCCACTGGCGGGGGCCGATGTCCCCTGCCTTGGCCAGCTTTTCGGCCGACGTCGGGCTGATCAGCGACATATCGAAAGCCTTCTCGACGGGCAGGCGGAAGACCTCGCGCAACAGCTTGGTGGCTTCGCCGACGTCGCTCCAGGCGCGGTTGCCCTGGCGCCCCTGGACCAGCTTGAAGTCCGGCACCGGGGCACCGGCCAGCAGGCGGCGCTCGACTTCGGCGCGCACCGCCTTGCACCAGGCTTCGAGGCGGTCGGCGACCTTCATGCTGGCCGACAGCCATTCGTCGGTGCTGGCCTCGATGTGGGGCTTGCCGGGCACCGCGGCGGGCGTGAAGTCCGCCGGGGAGGCCGCGGCGATGCCGACGGCGTCCTGCAGTTCCTTGCGCAGCGCCGGGCAGGTAGCTGCAGCCTGGCAGAACCGGCACTGTTCGTCGCCGGGGTGCAGGAAGTCGATCAGCTCGTCACCGATGCCGACGGATTGCGCGGTCAGCGCAACCTCGGCGGCGACCCGCGCAGGGCCGGTGCCCCAGGCGATCAGATCCGCCGCAGGCAGGTCGTACTCCGACGGCTTCACGCTGGTGCGCGGCTGACTGATGACCAGGCGCACGCGCTCGACGTCCATCAGGTCGACGACTTCGGTCAGTATGCCGAGGCCGTACAGCGCCAGCTGGGGGTTCGGTGCGCGTCCGACCGGGCCGGCGCCGAAGTCGATGTCGGCGCCGGCGTCGACCAGCACGCCCATGCCGTATTTGAAGTCGATCGGCACCAGTTCCTTGGCGTTCACACGCAGGACCGCGACGTCCAGGGTGCCGAAGCTAACCTCGTCGGGCTGCCCGATGTAGCCCCCGAAGTGCACCTTGCGGTCGACCAGCAGGATGCCGTCGTCGCCCATGATGTCGGCGACGTAGTCGAGCGTGACCTGGACGTGGCGGGCCATATCTTCGTCGACCGTGAACACCGGCGCGGCGGTGACGTAACCCTCGGGCGCCCAGATCGCGCCGGCAGGCAGAACCGCGATGCTCTCGCCGATGTGGTCAGCGGCCTTGGCCTGTTCGTTCAGGCACCGGGTGAGAAGCAGGTGCGCGGCGGTGCCCTCGTCCGCGTAAAACGAGGACTTGCGCGGGGCGCCGGCTTGCAGCACGGTGCTACCCGGGCAGAGCATGATCTGCTTGAACTTGGACGGGCTCCAAGTGCTGTGGTTACTCACTGTCGTTCTCCGTGAAGATGAGGGTCGCGCAGATCGCGGCCGCCGCCACCGCGGCGGCGAACGCGTACCAGAAGTCAGCCGCGCTCATGGCTCAGTACCCCTTGACGTAACCCGCCGGCTTGCCCGCGTGGCTGCGGGCCACCCTGGCGGCGTAGTTGATCGACGCCTGGCCGCGGTGCTTCAGCGCACCGCTCCAGTCATCCGGCGGCCTGGGCGCCAAGACGCCCAGCGCATCCGGGAGCGCCCCGAACGCGGCGTTGGCGGCTGCGGCCAGCAGCGCCCGGACGAGGGGATGCGGCTTCACGCTACACCCCCAGCGCGGTGTTGATCTGGGCGAAGACCGCGGCCAGGTCTTCGTCCTTGACGTCCTTGACACCCTTGGCGCCGCCGAAGCCGGCCAGGATCTCGGTGATGCGCGCCCGGTCCTTCATGGCCAGGGTCACCGCGGCCTTGCTGACGGCGGCGCGGTCAACCGCCGGTGCAGAGGGTGCAGCCGCAGGCTTCTCCGTGGAGGGCTCGGCCGCCGGCTGCTGCGAACTCGTCGCGGACGCAGCGGTTGAAAGGGCGGCCGGCGAGGGGGCCGCCTCGGCAGTACGCTTGGAAGCGACAGGCTTCGCACCGCTGGGCTTTCCCGGCGCCTCCACGGGGCCGGCGGCTGCGATCTTCTCGGCCGCGACGATCGGCGTGGCGCACGCCAGCTGGTGGCCGTTGAGCTGGTTCAGCGCGGCGGCGGCTTCGGCCACAGAATTGAAGACGAACTTGATCTCGATCATGGTCTGGTCCTGGGGTTGTGGGTTCAGTTCTCGTTGACCTGCAGCTCGGGCGTCTTGCGCGCGATGTAGTCGGCGAGGGTCTTGTCTTCCGACTGGTCGCGCCTGGCGGCGTAGAACGCCGGGGTGGGCGAGAACAGCTTGAAGTTCGTGCCGGTGGCCGGCGCGTTCTCCGCGACGCCGGCGCCGTAGGCCAGGATCGCATCCTCGGCGGCGGTGAACGTCTCGATGGCCACGAGGTGCAGGCCCTCGTACTTGGCCAGGACGTGGCGGCCTTGCGCCTGGAACTTGCTGATCGACGCGGAGAAGGCCTCGGCGTTGATCTTGTGGATGGTGTTCAGATCGTGCATTTGAATCCTCGGTTGTGGGCGGTGGACTACACCCGCCAGCGCTCGGTGAGAAGCGCTGCGCGGCTGGGGTCAGCCCAGGCGGGCGCCGTCGATCGTGATGAACAGCTTCGGGTTGAAGTCGCCCCACTTGGGGGCGCACGGGCCGATCAGTGTGCCGGCGCCCAGGTCGTCGCAGTAGACCGCGATGCAGTCCTGACCCAGCGCTTCCGCCACGCGGTAGGCGGCACGCGGCCAGTCCTTGCCCTTGAAGATGTCGCCGGCGCTGTGGCCGGAGACCACCAACGTGGGCTCGGTGTCGCTGTCGAACACCTCACTGCGTTGAACGAAGAACCCGGTGCCGCTGAGCACTTGCAGCACGACAGCCGCTTCGAGGAAACCGCCGGCGGGAGCGGCCAGGCCGATGTTCAGGGTGTAGTTGGCGGACATGTCAGACTCCAGGGTAAGGGGTGAAGGTGAGATTGCAGTGTAGCACATGCTAAGTGCTGCGGGTCAAGCACGAGATAGCGACTTCTATCAGAAGCCGGTATTCGTGCTGCGTCTGCTCGTCGTGTTGGGCCTGCGAGCGTTCTATGAACTGGTCTGTCGAGCCGCAGAAGCAACCGCGTGTCAGCAGCACTTCGCCGTCCTTGTCGCGGCAGGCGGTGAGCGTTGCATGGTCGGTGCCGACGCCCGTAAACCACACGACCCCATGGCGGGAAGAGACCAGGGCGTTGCCGTAGACCAGGGCGTCGCCGGAGACCCGGGCGTCGCCGGAGACCCAGGCGTTGCCGTAGACCCGGGCGTTGCCGTAGACCCGGGCGTCGCCGGAGACCCAGGCGTCGCCGGAGACCCGGGCGTGGCCGGAGACCCAGGCGTCGCCGGAGACCCGGGCGTTGCCGGCGACGCGGGCATTGCCGTAGACCTGGGCGTCGCCGCAGACCTGGGCGTTGTTGTAGACCTGGGCGTCGCCGCAGACCTGGGCGTTGTCGTAGACCTGGGCGTTGTCGTGGACCTGGGCGTTGTCGTAGACCCGGGCGTCGCCGTAGACCTGGGCGTTGCCGGAGACCTGGGCGTTGCCGGAGACCTGGGCGTTGCCGGAGACCCGGGCGTCGCCGTAGACCTGGGCGTTGCCGGAGACCATGGCGCCACGGTGGACCCAGGCGGCGCCGAACGGGCTGAGGTTGGCTTCGGACCCAATGTAGCCGCCCAGGTCGCCAGGCTTGACGCCCGGTGTGGTTATGCCCGCAAGCGCGCGAATGCGTTTGACGGTGCGGCCCGGGGCGATTTTCCTCTCGTCGCCGGGGACAAATTCGTACTTGGTGTTCATGTGGATCTCCAGGAAAGCCCGGCCGAAGCCAGGCAGGTTGACGGTCAGGCCGCGAGCAGGACGTCGAAGGCTTCGGCCTTCAGGTCACCGCCGGGGCCCCACTGCGCGCTGATGAATCGGTTCTCTTGCGTGCGGGCCACGACGTGGTGGTCGACATACTCGGTGCAGGCGTTCAGCAGGCCCCACGCCGTACCGCGCACACCGTCGAACCCCGAGCCCTTGGCGCCGCCGTTGAACAGGTCCAGGATCTTGCCGTAGCCCCGCGAGCTGGCGCGCACCTTGTCGATCGCCTTCTGATCGTAGCTACCGGCCAGGATACGGCCGACCAGGTGCTCGGCGGCCGGCTGGCTGATGGCCTTCTCGGCCAGGCGGCGCACGTCCTGGCGGAACTTCAGCCAGGCCTGATCGTTCAGCTTCATGTCGGCCTTGATCCTGTCGGCGTCGAAGACCGAGCGGTGGCTGAGCTTGAACGCGGCCTTGCCTTCGGCGCGGGCCATGGCCAGCGTGTTCGCGCACACCGTGCGGATGGTGGTCAGCCTGGCCTCGGTGGCCAGCGAGCCGTCGGCGCTGGTGGACAGCAGCAGGTAACCGCCGATCTTGTCCCGCACGCTGACCGGCGCGGCTTCGCCGATCTGGGCGGTGGCCCAGAACCGGCGGCCACCCTGCAGCGTGCCCATGGCCGAGAGCGTCAGGCCGGCGGCGCCGACCAGATCCTCGAAGAACCCGGCCACCTGGCTGGGCTGGACGATCTTGTACGCGGCCGACACGATGCCCAGCGGGTGCTTGGTGTCGCTGCGGAAGAGGACGTGCTGGTCGTCGATGGTGCGCTGGTTCGGGCCTTCGCCGAAGCGCACGCGGCTGCGGTTGATCTTCCAGCCCATGCCGGCGCGGTCGAGCCAGTGCGGCACGTCGTGCACGCGGTCGGCCTCGACGGCCTGGCCGAGGCCGTGCCAACCTTGGCCGTGCGCGGCGTTGTAGGCGAATTCGATCAGGCCATCGGCCCGCTGGGTGAGTTCGTGAGACATGGTGCGTGTCCTGGTTGTTGAGGGTCGGTGAGCCGGTGCGGCCACACCCACGAGCCCTGCACGCAGGGCAAGTGGCTGGGGTCAAAGCGGGTAGTAAGTGCCGGCCATCAGTGGCTGGTCATCGCACAGTTCTGCGAGCCGCCTCAGTTCTTGCCGGGCGCCGTCGTCCCACCGGCTGCTGTGCTGCACCGAGACGCGCAGCTGCACCGTCTCGCGCCGGCCAAGCCCGTAACTCTTGGCCACGCGCCCGCTCATGCGCTTGCCGGCGTCATTGAGCGGGTAGGCGTCGACCGTGAAGGTGGACAAGCCTGGGTGGGCCAGGTCCAGATCGACGACAGGCGCCGACGCCACCTCGAAGCACAGCGCATTGCGGCCGTTACCGTGGGTGACGTTGACACTGCCAAACGTCGTGGTGCGCCGGTCGATCACGCTGCCGACCGGAGCGAGCTTGGCGACGCCGGCCGCCACACGACTGGACAAGCTGTTGCGCGCCGCGTAAAGCTGCGCTTTGAGCGCTTGGGCGGCCTCCAAATCGCGGAGGAAGGTGTTCGCGGGGTGTTCCTGACGGCCGCGGGTGAGCTTGGCGACTTCGGCGTCGTATACCGCCCAGGCGGCCTCTTCGTGCTCGGCGCAGCGCTCATCCTTCAGCGTGTCGCGGATGTTCTCGCGGTAGCCGTCGATGGCGTCCTGCAGGCTCGGATAGTCACCTGCAGTGTCGAAGGCAGCGCCGGCGCTGCTGCGGGCGAAGCCGAGGACGTCTTCGAGGGTCATCATGACTAAGCTCCTGAGAATGAAGAATGAAAGGTGAGACTCAAATGTAGCGCCTGCTCAAATCCGAGTGAAGCGTATGGTCTTTAACGCCGCCCGTCGCTGGTCAGATCTTTTAGCAAAGCGTAAGATCGCGGTCCCGCAACAGGAGCCCGCGATGAAGACAAAGCACCCCCCGACAGCGCTGAAGCTGTGGATGAGAGAAGCCACGCCCGAGGAACAGCAACGGCTGGCCACCGCCGGTGATACCAGCCGGGGGCAGCTGTACCAGGTGGCCGGCGGCCACCGCCGATTCAGGCCCGGCAAGGCCGCCGCCATCGAGCGTGCGGCGCTGGCCATGCACCGCGAGACCGGCGGCCGGTTGCCCAGGATCTACCGCACCGACATGGCCACCGAGTGCGCCGGCTGCGAGTTCGCCCGCAAGTGCCTGGGTGCCGAGGCCCAGCGCGGTGACTTCCCGGTCATCGAGGATGGGGAGAGCGAAGCATGAACCTTGACGAGCTGACCCCGCAGCAGCGGGACGAATACTTCATGGCCATCGGCCGTCTGGTGGTCTACGGCACCGCGCACGCAGAGCAGGAGCACGGACTGCCGGCCATCACCATCACGAGCAGCATCTGCCCGGACGTCGCCATGCTGGTGGTGGGCACGCGCCTGTGGGAAGAGATCAAGGACGAAGGCGAGCGCATCAGCGCGGGCCAGGGCGCCGGTACGCTGGCGGCCCAGGTGCTCGCCAAAGCGTGCAAGGGGTGACCATGCGGGACATCATCCACCTGGTCAGCTGCAGCGGCGGCAAGGACTCGACCGCTACCTTGCTCCTTGCCTTAAAGCAGTTCCCCGACCGCACCGCCGCGGTGTTCGCCGACACCGGCAACGAACACGAAGCCACCTACGAGTACCTGATCTACCTGGAGCAGAAGCTCGGCATCAAGATCACCAGGCTGAAACAGGACTTCAGCGACTGGTGGTGGCGCCGGCACGCTTATGTCCGCGACAAATGGCCGGCGAAGGGTGTATCTGCAGAACGCATTGAGCGCGTGCTTGCGTTCTACCGGCGCGGGCCAAGCGGCAACCCTTATCTGGATCTCTGCTGCATCAAGGGTATGTTCCCTTCACGCACCAAGCAGTTCTGCACGCAGTATCTCAAGACCGAGCCGTTGACTGAATACGCGCTGGATCTTGTCGACACATTCGATTGCGACATCTGGTCATGGCAGGGGGTGCGTCGTGACGAATCGCAAAACCGGCGCAACGCAAAAGGGTTTGAAGAGATAGGCGCCGGGCTTTTCGCTTACCGGCCCATCGCCGGCTGGACTGCGCAGGAGACCGTCGACTTCGTTCGTTCGTGCGGCCTGAAGCTGAACCCTCTCTACGCTCAGGGCATGACCCGGGTAGGGTGCATGCCTTGCATTAACGCCAACAAGGAGGAACTGGCCGAGATCGCCCGCAGGTTCCCGGAGCACATCGACCGCATCGCTGAGTGGGAGCGCCTGGTCAACGGGGTGTCGAAGGCTGGTGACGCCTCGTTCTTCCCTTCTCCGGATCGCGATAACCGCGGCGCATTGCGTGGGCGTGAAGTGCGGTCTGTTGTGCGCTGGGCCCAGACCTTTCGCGGCGGCAAAACCCACAATCCAGTGTGGGATGAACCTGCGCCGGCCTGTTCCTCTAACTATGGGTTGTGCGAATGAACGCCATGGTCACCTCAATCACACACCTGGCGCGCCTGGACCCGCCTGACACCCTGCGCGGCCTGCCCGGGTGGTTGGTCTGGCGCTTCGAGCCCAACGCCAATCCGAAAGGCAAACCCCGCAAGGTCCCCTACTACGTCAACGGCGGCCGCCGTCACGGCGTCCAGGGTGACGCCACGGACCGCAACCAGCTGGTCGACTTCGATGTCGCGCGCGCAGCGGCCGCCAGGCGCGGCTTCGACGGTGTCGGTTTCGCCCTCATGGCCGACTTCGACGTCGTCGCCCTGGACTTCGACAACTGCGTCGGCGACACCGGCGTGGTCCACCCCGACGTCCTGGCCCTGCTGCACACCACCTACGCCGAGTTCAGCCCCAGCGGCAAGGGCATCCGCGCGTTCTTCCGCGGCCAGCTGGGCAACCTCAAGGCACACGGCGAACCCTTCGGAATGGAGCTCTTCAGCACCAAGGGCTTCGTGACCTTCACCGGCAACGCGCTCCCCCACGTCGAGATCCTGGGCAACCAGAACGAAGTCGCCCCGGTTGACGACGCAGTCACCGACCTGGTGCGCCGGCGCTTCAAGCGTGAGCTTGAGCCGCGCACCGAGGCGGGCAACGATGACGCGCCGCCGGTGGGCCTCACACCAGGCCAGCTTGACGAAGCGCTGGGCGTGCTCCCCGGCGACCTGGACTACGACCAGTGGGTCCAGGTGGGTATGGCCGTCCACCACGAGACCCAGGGCGAAGGCTTCGAGCTGTGGGACACCTGGAGCCAGCGCAGCCCGAAGTACACCACCCGCGAGTACGGGCTGGAGCGTTGGAACAGCTTCGGCCGCCGAGGCAGCGGGCCGGTGGTCACCGCGCGCAGCTTGGTGCGCCTGGCCAACGAGAACGGCGCCCACATCGACCTGCACGGCCCCGCCAGCGCTGCTGACTTCGATGCGGTAGCTGCGGGGCCTGACCCTGACTTCACGCCCGAGCCAGGCGCGGCCACGCCGAAGCCACCCAGGTTCACGCCGGTGCCCGTGGCCGAGTTCGCCAACCGGCCGGCCCCCGAGTGGATCATCAAGGGCGTGCTGCCGCGCGCCGAGCTTGTCGTGCTCTACGGTGAATCAGGCAGCGGCAAGACCTTCATCGCCCTGCAGATGGCGGCCTGCATCGCGCGCGGCGTGCCCTGGCGCAACCACAAGGTTCGCCAGGGGCGGGTGGTCTACGTCGCGGCTGAAGGCGCCGGCGGCTTCCGCAACCGCTGCCGTGCCTACGCCCAGCACCAGGATCTGGACCTGGCCGACATGCCGCTGGGCGTCATCGCCGACGTGCCGAACCTGCTGCTGAAGGATGACGCGCTGGCGCTGGCCAAAGGCATCGGCCGCGCCGACGTCATCTTCGTCGACACCTGGGCCCAGACCACGCCAGGTGGCAACGAGAACTCCGGTGAGGACATGGGCAAGGCCCTGAGCCACTGCAAGGGCATCAGGCGCGCCACGGGCGCCCTGGTGGTCCTGGTGCACCATTCTGGCAAGGACGCCAGCAAGGGGGCCCGCGGCTGGTCCGGCCTGCGTGCTGCTGCCGACGCTGAACTCGAAGTGGTGCGTGGCGCCACAGGGCGCCTGCTGCGCACTGGCAAGCAGAAGGACGGCACCGACGATCTCGAATGGGGCTTCGACCTGGAGACCCTGGAGATCGGCCGCGACGAGGATGACGACCCCATTACCAGCTGCGTGGTGGTCGAGGCCCAGGTGCCGACGGCGAGGGTGCTGCGCACCTTGGGCGCGGTCGAGGCGATCGTCAACGAGGTCATCCAGGAGTTCGCCAAAGCGCAGACCCAGGGCATCGAGGTGACAGCTGTCATCGTCGAGGCGGTGAAGCGCATGGAAGAGCCGGCCGAGGGCAAGCGGGACACACGCAAGCAGCGTGCCAGGAAGGCGCTGGAGACCTTGTGCTCCGGCGACGCCGCACCCTACTGGCTCCACGATGACGGCACTATCGAGGTGATGTGATGGAACACGACATAGAGCTAGGTGAACACCAGGGTGTGGCACATGTGCCGGCGCGGCGCTGCCCCGACTTCGACGAGGACTGCGCTGACGTGCGCGACCACGCGCGCTGCGCCGCCGGGTTCGTGGTGTTCCACAGCAGGCACGGGATTCTGGAGACACCGCCGACGGACGGGTTCTGCCCGTACCTGTGCGGGATGTTGCGGCCTGCGCGGGGGTAGAGTGTGGGCACCATCAACGAACAGGGTGGGGTGTGCTACGTGTGCCAGCGCGACCCTGCGCTGGTCAATTCCGAGCGCTCGGAGTGCTCGCACGTCGACTGCCCCCACCGCCGCAAGGCGTGGTCTGAAAGGCCTCAGCCGATCAGAGAGGTTGAACGTGCTGAAAACAGCACGCTGGATGGCCTCTTCGATGAGCCTGAATCTGTTGTGAACAGCAAACGTGCGAATAAACGCAAGGTATGAACATGCAAAAGTCAGCAAATAGGTGTGCAACTTTTGCAATTCCTATGCAACTTGCAATGGAATTGCATGCTAAAAACAACGCAAAGCTGCAACTTCTGCAACTTTTGCCTATAGGCAAAGTTGCGAGTTGCAGTTGCAGTTGCAGCCGAGGGGTTGCAGTTGCACGACCGCGCAAAAAACGCACGAACGATTGAAAGGACTGGAGAATGGGCTTCGTGCAAGTTTTCGCACACTCGTCAGGACGCAGCGGTCAACAGCATTGGGCGGCAAAGCGGACAGATCTCGACGTCGAGCTGGCACGCACGCTGCACGACCAAGGCTGGGGCTACCGGCGCATCGCGCGCCACCTGGCGGTGCCCCGGGCCACGGTGCAGAGCTGGTGCAACTACCGCAGGCGCTGAGGGGTATGCGTATGGCCACCAGGCCTGGGTAGACTGCGCCTCGTGGCAACTTCCACCCCCTCCTGGCACGCCCCCTTCCTTGCGGCTCTCTGTGAGACGCCCGTGCTTGCCTACGCGGCCAAGGCCGCCGGCATCGACCGCACCACCGCCTGGCGTTGGATGAAGAGCGACAAGGGCTTCGCCGAGGCGGTCGAGCTGGCCATGGACTCCGGCGTCGACCGGGCTGAGGCCGAGGCCTTTCGCCGTGCCATCGACGGCTACGAGGAACCCATCGTGGCTAACGGGCGCCTGCTGTACCGGCACCGGCGCGTGTTGGACGAGGACGGCAAGGAGAGCTACGAGCCCCTGCTGGACGCCCAGGGCCAGCCCGTCCCGCTCACCATCCGCAAGCACAGCGACGGCCTGCTCAGCCTGGTGCTGAAGGGCAGGCGCAAGCACATCTACGCCGACCGGACCGAGGTCACCAACCCCGATGGCTCGCTGGCGCCGCTCGACGAGAACGCGCGAGCTTCGCGCGTGGCTGCGCTGCTGGAGGCTGCGCGCCGCCGGCGTGAGGCCGAGGAGTTCGGCTGATGGTCCCTCGTCGCGGCCGCAAGCTACCGCTCAAGCGCAATGCGCACGGCCAGGCCGCGGTGCGTGGCAGGATCGAGCATGCGATCCGCCAGGCTGAGTTCATCGGCTGGCCAGCGCTGGCCGCATCCTTCCGCAAGGACTTGGAGGCCTTCGACGCAAAGGCCTGCTGATGGACCTGTCCGAGCTGCAGGCCCTGGAGGCCTACCTCACGCAGGCCGAGCGGGATGAGCTCCACGCCCTCGTCAGCGAGCACCAGCGCTTGATCCCCTGGGTGCCGCTGCCAGGTCCACAGACGATGGCCTACGAGAGCCTGGCCGACGTCATCGGCTACGGGGGCGCAGCCGGTGGCGGCAAGACCGACCTGGCCTGCGGCAAGGCCCTGACGCAGCACAGCAAGGCTGCCATCTTCCGGCGCGAAGCCACGCAGCTGGGTGGCGTGCTCGATCGCCTGGCCGAGATCCTGGGTAGCCGTGACGGCTACAACGGCCAGGAGAAGGTCTGGCGCGATGCAGGCCCGCGGCGCGTGCAGTTCGTGTTTGGCTCTGTGCCGAACCTTGGGGATGAGACCAAGCACCAGGGGCGGCCGAAGGATCTGCTGGTCCTGGACGAGGCCGCCAACTTCCTGGAGCACCAGGCGCGGTTCCTGATGGGCTGGGTTCGCACCACGCGGGCGGGGCAGCGCTGCCAGACGCTGATGACGTTCAACCCCCCGACCGACGCCGAGGGGCGCTGGGTAACCGGTTTCTTCGGGCCGTGGCTGAGCAAGAAGCACCCGCTGTACCCGGCAGCACCTGGCCGCCTGATCTGGGTGGCCGTGGTCGACGGGCGCGACGATTGGGGCTGCCCGGACGACCCGCGGCCGTTCGTGCTTGAAGCGGGGAAGCGCGTCTATGACTTCGACGCCAAGGCCTACAAGCCGACGGACGTCATCACCCCGCAGTCGCGCACGTTCATTCCGAGCCGGGTCAGCGACAACCCCTACCTGACCGGCACCGGCTACATGGCCCAGCTGCAGTCGCTGCCTGAGCCGCTGCGCAGCCAAATGCTCTACGGGGACTTCGAGGCAGGCATGGAAGACAGCGAATGGCAGGTGTGCCCGACGGATTGGGTCGAGGCCGCGATGGCCAGGTGGCGAGACCTGAGCCCGAAGCCTGAAATGGACAGCCTGGGCGTGGACGTGGCTCGCGGTGGACGCGACAACACGATCCTGCAGCCCAGGCACGGCATGTGGTTCGACAAGCCCAAGGCCGAGCCTGGCAAGGCCACGCCCGACGGCCCGACCGTGGCGGGCCTGGCCATGGGCACCGCGCGCAACCACGCGGTCATCCACCTGGACATCATCGGCGTGGGTGCCAGTCCTTACGACTTCCTGGTCGAGGCTGGCCAGGACGTGATAGGCGTGAACGTGAGCGAGGCCGCCACACGCAAGGATCTCAGCGGCATGCTGACGTTCTACAACCTGCGCAGCCAGCTGTGGTGGGCCATGCGCGAGGCGCTGGACCCCGCGAACAACACCGGCATAGCGCTGCCCAGCGACCAGCGCCTGCTGGCTGATCTCTGCGCGCCCACCTGGGCACTGAAGAGCGGCAAGGTCTACGTCGAGAGCCGTGAAGAGATCGAGAAGCGCATCGGGCGCTCACCCGATTGGGGCACCGCTGCGGTGCTGGCGCTGATGGACACGCCGAAGCGCAAGCACGCCATTGCGCTGATGGGCGGCCGGCGCACGGGCTATGGCGACTACGACCCGCTCGACGTGCCCGGTATGCGGGCAAATTAAGGGGCTGAATATGATCGACGCTGACCTGACCATCACCGAAGAGCCCATTGCAGGGATCATCGAGACCGAACTGTGGCCGCTGCTGATCGAACACCGCGAGGAACTGACGACGGACAAGAGCCTGATGGTTCTCGCTCCGAACGTCGAGGCATACCGGCAGGCCGAGGAAGACGGCCTGCTGTTCGCCCTGGTGGCGCGCTGCGGTGGCCGGATCGTCGGCTACTCCGCGAACTTCTTGGTGAGGCACCTGCACTACATGGACCTGATCGTTGCGCAGAACGACGTGCTGTTCGTGACACGTTCGGCCAGGGCGGCGACCGGTCTGCGCCTGCTGGCGGCTACCCGCGCGGCGGCCAAAGCGCGCGGGGCGCAGCTGGTGACCTGGCACGCGAAGCCCGACACCACGCTGGAAGCCATCCTCACCAGGCGCAAGACCTGCAGGGTGCAGGACATCGTGTTCACTGAAAGGGTCTGAACGTGGGGTTTGCGCAGCGCATCTTCCAGTCGGCGTCAAAGGTTCCGGGCTCGCCCGAAGCCGCGACCGCGGCCCTCAAGGCGGGGTCCAGCGGTGACGTGTCGTGGAACCCGTACTCGTCGGGCGGCCCGTCGGTGTGGGACATTGGCGCGGGCGGCACGCAGCTGTCGCAGAGCGACAAGGCGCGTGACATCGGGCGCACGGTTGGCACGCTGGCTGCGCTGTACTTCGGTGGCGCGGCCGCAGCCGGCGGCAGCGGGGATGGCGCCTCGGCCGCCGGCACGGGCGCGGGGGCAGGAGGCGGCAGCGTGTTCACCGCCCAGAACGTCGCCACCGCGGTAGGCACCGCGTCCTCGCTGGCCTCAGCCGCCAAGGGCCAGGCCGGGCCGAACGTGCAGGCGCCCGAGGCTCCGAAGCAGGCCTCGCGCGTGCCCGACGCCTTCGGCATCTACGGCGCGCTGGCAGGCGCGGGACAATCCGGCGGCTCGCCAGGCGTGGCCCAGACCTTCCTGACCGGCCCTGGCGGCATCGACCCGTCGCTGCTCAAGTTGGGCAAGACCACCCTGCTGGGGGGCTGATGGCTGCATTCAAGCGCTCGGACTACCTGAACCGATGGGGCCAGCTCAAGA